GGAAAAATGGTATCTTTTGTTAGGGAGTCCCTAACAAGTATTGGGGTGCAGGAATTTTGGACAAAAAAAAAGCCCCCATTTCTGGGGGCTTCGTGGTGCCTTGTTAGGCGTTGGCTGGGATTCTTGCCAGTGCTGACTGCAAGTCTTTGATGAAAGACCCGATGTCACGTATTGTCGTGCTCTCCTTCTTCTGAGCCTGAGCGATCATCTCGCTGAGCACTTTGCGCTTCGTGCTTTCCCACGTTGACTTGTCAGCGCCTGCGCCGTCAGACTCAGCGCCCTGCGCTTCGCGCCGTGTCAGTGCATTGCGCAAGTCTTTGAGCTTCGAGCCGATCTGCTGTTGCCAGTAACGCTTGCTTTCTTTCTGAGCTTCGCTGAGCCCCTTCGTGTCCTTCTTCAACAAGGCTTGCACCGTGGCCGTGAAGCCCATCACGATGCTGACCTTCACGCTGTCAAACAAGACAGTGCTTTCACCCTTAGCAGGTGCCACAAGCATGGCGGCTGTCACGCCGTCAGCATGGAGGCTGTCAACTGCTTTGAGCTTCGCATTGTCCACCTTGACCGATTGACCTGCCCATGCGCCGATGGCGTTGATGGTTGCGGTAGAGAGTTTAGCTGTTGCTTTCATTTCAGTTCCTTTGAGGATTACCCGGCAGACAATCAAGACGTTGTCTGAACCGAGGCCTCTACTGTAACAAAGCATGGCATGATTGTCAAGGTAATGGCACGATCTGTCACGATCTGTTAGGGATTCCCTAACATTTCAGAATTGGGGATAGGCCGAACCCACCCGTACGCCACCCCCCGCTGTATGGTTAGGAGTCCCTGTGGCCGCCTTGGTATGCTATTCCGCACAAATGCCCCCCACCCCCAAAAAGTGGTAACGCTTAAAAAATATACTCTAACCATACGTAGAGACTACCCCCTATCATGTTTACAGAACAACCACCGGTACGTCTCCGCGGGTTACATAGGACTACCCCCCATAACATCTTTTAGGATACCTACGCGACCCACCCCCCTCTTCCACGTGTGATACCCCCGGTAGGGAAGTTTGACACCCTCAAAAAATCAGGTACTATTGCGCATCGGTCTACACGGACTTGCGCACAATGACACTTGAACTCACGCCAGAATTCGGGGTAGAGATCATCCCGGACATTCCATACCTCGACCTGCGAGAAAGGGCCGAGGCTGCTTGTCGTTCCATCCTTCTATTAGAGGAGCATGGACTGGAGGTGCAAGAACCCAACGAGGAAGATGCACAAACCGCGGCAACGCTGACCGCGGCGTACGCCAACAGCCCCCACAACACCAGCAACGCAGTGTCACATGCACGTGCATCGACGCTGACACCCGCCTCCCTCTTGAATATCCGGTCGTACCTCGACGAGTACGGCAAGGCTGTGGTCACACATGCCATCGAGGTGCGTCACATGGTGACCAACCGGCTGCTGGAGGAGTCCCAGAACCCTGACCCACGCATCAGAATCCGCGCATTGGAGCTTTTGGGCAAGCACAGCGACGTGGGGCTGTTCACCGACAGGTCAGAAGTGACGATCACCCACCAGTCAACGGACGAATTGAAGGCCAGACTGCGCTCCAAGCTCCAGCGGCTCATCCAAAAACCCGATCTGGCCGCCGATGCGGTCGAAATTGGGGGTGACGTGATCGACGTGGATGCAGAAATGGGCCTCAAACCGGCCCCCGAAACGAAAATTGAACAAGAAATTGCAGAAAATCTGCAAAAACCGGCTTTATATGAGCCGGAAAACGAGAGTTTCGATGACTGAGAGCACTTCCATCGGTGCAGATGACTTCACGGAGGAAGAAATCCGGCTGATGCTGGACAATATCGACGCCTATACGCCCGAAGAACAGGCCGAAATCGAGAAGATTGCGGACATCATCGACAGCCGAAAGACGGCAAAAGCGTGCTTTGACGACCTGATTGAGTTCTGCAAACACATGCAGCCAGACTACAAGGTGGGCAAGCATCACCGCAGGTTGGCAAACCTGCTGATGGCCATTGCGTCGGGGGACAAAGACCGGGTGTGCGTGAACATGCCACCACGCCACGGCAAGTCGCAGATGGTGTCGATCTATTTCCCAGCATGGTTCTTGGGCAAGTACCCGAACAAGAAGGTGCTGATGGTCTCGCACACCACAGACCTCGCCGTTGACTTTGGCCGCAAGGTCAGGAACATCATTGACTCAGATGCCTACAAACTCGTCTTCCCCAACGTCGGACTCGCAGCAGATTCCAAGTCAGCCGGACGATGGAGCACCGGTGCGGGCGGCGAGTATTTTGCGTGTGGTGTTGGCTCGGCTTTGGCTGGCCGTGGTGCTGATTTGCTTCTTGTCGATGACCCCCACAACGAACAGGACATCATCAACGGCAACTTCGACGTGTTTGACAAAGCATACGAGTGGTTCACATACGGTGCCCGTACTCGTCTTATGCCGGGAGGACGGGTCGCCATTGTTCAAACCCGATGGCACCAAAACGACCTGACTGGGCGCGTCACGGGGGACATGCGAGCCAACGAGGGCTCAGACCAATATGAGGTGATCGAGTTCCCGGCCATCGTGGATGCCGAGCAGCCGGACGGCTCCATCGTGCAGAAACCGCTGTGGCCAGAATTCTTCGACATGAAGGCGCTGCTGCGCACCAAGGCGTCGATGCCCACGTTCCAGTGGAACGCGCAGTACCAGCAGAACCCCACGTCGGAAGAGGCGTCGGTCGTCAAGCGCGACTGGTGGAAGCTGTGGGAGAAGGAAGACCCACCAACATGTGAGTACGTGATCATGAGTCTGGACGCGGCGGCTGAAAGCCACAACCGCGCTGACTTTACCGCCCTGACGACTTGGGGCGTGTTCATGAACCAAGACGACGGCACATACAACATCATCCTGCTCAACTCAATCAAGAAGCGGCTGGAGTTCCCGGAACTCAAGGAACTCGCGTACGCCGAGTACAGGGAGTGGGAGCCAGATGCGTTCATCGTCGAGAAGAAATCGGCGGGCACGCAGTTGTACCAAGAGATGCGCCGCACCGGTATTCCAGTGGGGGAGTTCACGCCGCACAGAGGTAGCGGAGACAAGCTGGCACGGTTAAACTCTGTGGCAGACATCGTGCGCTCTGGGCTGTGCTGGGTGCCTGACACCCGCTGGGCCGAGGAGGTCGTGGAGGAGATCGCAGGTTTTCCCTTCATGAGTCACGATGACTTGGTGGACTCCACGGTGATGGCGCTGATGAGATTCCGACAGGGTGGGTTTATCAGATTGCCGTCTGATGAGCCTGACGAAATCAGGTACTTCAAATCCCGCCGTGGCGGGTACTACTAAGGACAAATCATGGCAGCAGCAGATTCAATGGACAAGGGCTTGTACTCCGCGCCGCAAGGACTGGAGAGCTTGGGTGACAGTATTGAGATCGAGATGGACGAGGAGTCCACGGTCAACATGCTGCCAGATGGCGGTGCAGAGATCATCATGGGCGAGGCCGAGGACACGTCAGACGAGTCCGACTTCGAGTGCAACCTCGCAGAGCACATCGACGAGGGTAAGCTGAACTCCCTGTCGAGCGAGTTGATCGAGTTGTTCGAGGCCGACATGGTGGCCCGCAAAGACTGGGCGGACACATTCGTCAAAGGTCTGGAGGTGCTGGGCTTCAAGTACGAGGAGCGCACCGAGCCGTGGGACGACGCCTGTGGCGTGTACTCAACAGTGCTGGCCGAAGCTGCGATCCGGTTCCAAGCCGAGACCATGAGCGAGACATTCCCTGCCGCTGGCCCTGTCAAGACAAAGATTCTTGGCAAGGTGACCAAGGAGAAGGAAGAAGCCGCCGAGCGTGTCAAGAACGACATGAACTTCCAGTTGACCGAGCGCATGGTCGAGTACCGGCCAGAGCACGAGCGCATGCTGTACAGCTTGGGCCTCGCAGGTAGCGCGTTCAAGAAGGTGTACTTCGACCCGCTGCTGGGCCGTCAAGTCTCTATCTACCTGCCAGCAGAAGATGTGGTGGTGCCATACGGTGCGTCGCACATCGAGACCGCAGAGCGCGTGACCCACGTGATGCGCAAGACCAAGAACGAGATGGACAAGCTGATGGCCAGCGGGTTCTATCGTGAGATTGACCTTGGCGACCCCCAGTCGTTCCCCACAGACGTGGAGAAGAAAAAAGCTGAGGAGGGTGGCTACACCATCCAGAACGACGAGCGTTACACGCTGCTGGAGATCAGCGTTGACATGCTGATTGACGGCGTGGACGACGAGGAAGATGAACTGCCCAAGCCGTACGTCGTGACCATCGACCGTGGCACAGGAGAAGTTCTTTCTGTGCGCCGCAACTGGCAAGAAGATGACCCCCTGCGCTTGAAGGACGACCACTTCGTGCACTACGTGTACGTGCCCGGTTTTGGCTTCTATGGTCTGGGTCTCATCCACATCATCGGTGGCTATGCCCGTGCTGGCACTTCGATCATCCGCCAGTTGGTGGACGCTGGCACACTGAGTAACTTGCCCGGTGGCCTGAAGGCTCGCGGCTTGCGCGTCAAGGGTGACGACACACCGATCAACCCCGGCGAGTTCCGCGACGTGGACGTGCCGAGCGGCTCGATCAAAGACAACATCATGATGCTCCCATACAAGGAGCCATCACAAACACTTCTGCAACTCCTCCAACGGATCACTGAAGAAGGCCGTCGCCTTGGCGCGATCAGCGACATGAACGTGTCGGACATGAGCGCAAACGCACCCGTGGGCACCACGCTGGCATTGCTGGAGCGGACGCTCAAGCCCATGGCGGCTGTGCAAGCCCGAGTGCACTATGCGATGAAGCAAGAGTTCAAGCTCTTGAAGAAAATCATTGCTGAAGAAGCGCCCGAGGAGTACGGATACCAGCCCGAGACAGGTCTGGCTAAAGCTCGCAAGGCCGACTACGAGATGGTGGATGTCATCCCCGTCAGCGACCCCAACAGCAGCACGATGGCTCAGCGTGTGGTGCAGTACCAAGCTGTGTTCCAGATGTCGCAGTCTGCGCCTCAGATTTATGACCTGCCGTATCTGCACCGCCAGATGATCGAGGTGCTGGGCATCAAGAACGCCGACAAGATCGTGCCAACGAGCGAAGATCAGAAGCCACGTGACCCAGTGTCTGAAAACATGTCAGCGTTGGTGGGCAAGCCCATGAAGGCGTTTATCTATCAAGATCACGAGGCACACATTGCGACCCACACGTCGTTTATGCAAGACCCGATGATCGCGCAGACGATTGGCCAGAACCCACAAGCTCAGCAGATCATGGCTTCGCTGCAAGCACACATTGCCGAGCACTTGGGCTTCAGCTACCGCAAGCAGATGGAAGAACGTCTCGGTGTGCAACTGCCCCCACCCGACGAGCCGCTGCCAGAAGATGTCGAGGTTCAACTGTCCAAGCTCATCGCCGATGGCGGCAAGCAGTTGGCCCAGCAGCACCAGCAGCAAGCCGCGCAGAAGCAGGCAGAGCAGCAAGCCGCAGACCCACTGTTCCAGTTGGAGCAGGCCAAAGTCAAGGTGCAGGAGATGGAGGTCACTCGCAAGGCCCAGAAAGATCAGACCGACGCAGATATTGCCGCTGCAAAACTCGTTATGGAGAAAGAGCGCAATCAAATGCAAGCTGCCCAGATTCAGCAACAAACTCAGTCGCAGAACGAGCAGAACATGCAGCGCGTCAAGTCCCAAGAAGCTCAAGCCCAGCAGCGCCTAAAACTTGATGCCCTCAAGGTGCTGGCAACACCAAAACAACAGCCCAAAGCGCCGGGCAGCAAGGAGTAATCCATGGCCAAAACCGTCTTTGACGTGCTCATCATGAAACACGAGGAGGATGTCTCCTCGGCAACCCAGTTTCTGGCAAACGGCGGGGCTAAAGACCTCGCCGAATATCGGGAAGTAGTAGGCAGGATTCGAGGTCTCCAGCTTGCTATCCAAACCACGAAAGACCTTTCGCGCTCTCAAATGGAAGAAGAAGACAATGACTGATCAAGTCGAAAACGCCGTAACTGACGAAGAAGTGGAAGCTCAGCTTCCAAAGCCTGTTGGGTATCGGTTGCTTGTGGCGCTGCCACAGATTGAAGAAACCATCGGTGAGATGGGCATCATCAAAGCCAAGCAGACCATGCGTGAAGAACGCATCCTGTCTACGGTTGGATTGGTGTTGGACATGGGCGAGCAAGCCTATACCGACCCCACTCGTTTCCCAAATGGCCCATGGTGCAAGGTGGGCGACTACGTTGTATTTGCGTCATACACAGGCACCCGTGTCAGTGTCAATGGCGTGGAGTATCGCCTGATGAACGACGACTCCATTGAGGCAGTCGTGGCCGACCCGCGTGGCGTATCGCGTGCTGGATAAGGAGTAACCCATGGCACTGCAAAAAGTAGAGTTTGAATTTCCCGATCCCGATAAGGCATCGGACAAGACAGACTTCATCGAGAACAGCGACGGCAGCTTTGCGCTGAAGATCGAGGGGCGTGCTTCGGAAGAAGAAGCCAAGCGCGAAACGACCAAGGCGAAAGCCAAGGCCGACGACTTTGACATCGAGGTGGTCGATGACCGCCCCGAAGAAGATCAAGGGAAGAAGCGTTCCAAGGCTCCCATGGAGCTTTCCGACGAGGAAATGGACGAGTATTCCGAAAAGGTGCGCAAGCGCCTGCAACACTTTAGCAAGGGCTACCACGACCAGCGACGCGCAGCAGAAGCTGCCGCCAAAGAGCGTGAGGAAGCGTTGCGCTACGCGCAGCAGATCGCTGAGGAGAACAAAAAGCTCAAGGGCACTGTCTCCAAGAACCAAGAAGCGATGCTGGAATCGGCCAAAAAGATGGCCGCTGCCGAGCATGACGAGGCCAAGGCCAAGTACAAAAAAGCCTACGAGTCTGGCGAAGCAGATGCCGTAGTCGAGGCCCAAGAGGCACTGACTGCTGCAAAAATGAAGGTTGAGCGAGTAAACAACCTCAAACTTCCTGCTTTACAAGAAGACGAGTATGATGTACAAACTCAAACAACCGCCCCAGCACAGTCAGTTGATGACCGTGCCACTGCTTGGCAAGCCAAGAATAAGTGGTTCGGAGATGACGATGAGATGACCAGTTTTGCGCTGGGGTTGCACCAAAAGCTGGTCAAACAGGGCGTCAACCCGCGATCTGACGAATACTACGAGAAGATCAACTCTCGTATGCGCCAAGTGTTCCCCGAGTCCTTTGCGGATGCGGATGACCACGAGGAAGTGACTGAAGAGCGTCGTCGCAAGACGACAGTCGTAGCATCTGCTACTCGAAGTGTGGCCCCTAAAAAGATCACGCTGACGAAGACGCAAGTTGCTCTGGCTAACAGGCTCGGAGTGCCACTAAACGAATACGCCAAACAGGTTGCTATGGAATTGAGGAAACAAAATGGCTGAGAACAGACTTAATCGTGAACTGGATACCCGTGAAAAAACGGCCCGCAAGAAATCGTGGACTCGTCCCGAGACCTTGCCAACTCCTTTCCCGGAGGATGGCTATGAATTCCATTGGGTTCGCATCAGCACTCGCGGCGAAGCCGACGCCATGAACGTGTCCTTGAAACTACAAGAAGGCTGGGAGCCGGTTAAGGCTGCTGACCACCCCGAGATTTTCGTTGCAGGCGTCGAAAACGACCGCTTCAAGGACAATATCGTGATTGGTGGCCTGATGCTTTGCAAAACCCCCACTGAGTTCGTTGAAGAACGAAACGCATGGTTTAACAACCAAGCATCGTCCCAGATGAAGTCAGTTGACAACAATCTCATGCGCGAGAACGATCCCCGTATGCCGCTCTACAACGAGCGCAAAACTACGGTGTCCCGTTTTGGCAATGGCACTTAACTTTTTTGGAGTCAAAAATGGCTTATCCTACCGTTTCTGCCCCTTACGGGCTTAAACCAGTCAATCTGATTGGCGGTCAGGTGTATGCTGGTTCGACCCGCCTATTGAAGATCGCAAGCGGCTATGCTGCAAACATCTTCTACGGTGATGTGGTCAAGCTGGTCAGCACTGGCACTGTCGAGAAGGACACTGGCACTTCCACTGGCACCCCCGTTGGTGTTTTCATGGGCTGCACCTACACAGACCCTTCGTCCAAGCAACCTCGCTGGAGCCAATACTGGCCCACCGGCACCGTCGCTTCTGACGCACAGGCTTATGTCGTGGATGATCCCGATGTCCTGTTCAAAGTTGCCTCCGTGTCTTCGGGCACCACTGTTGCGTTCTATGCGCAAACCGTGATTGGCAACAACGTCTCCTTGGTGCAGAACTCCGGTTCGACTACCACTGGTGACTCTGCTGTGGCCATTGACGGTTCCAGCGCCGCTACGACCGTTTCTTTGCCTATCCGCATCATCGCTGGTGTGCCTGATACAGCAAACTCTTCTGGTGAATTCTGCGAATTCATCTGCAAGTGGAACGCACCGTACATCACCCTCGCTGAAGGTACTCCTAACACGGTAACGTGGGCTGGCGGCCATCAGTATCTCAACCCAACTGGCGTTTAAGGAGCTAAATCATGGCTATTTCACGTGCACAGCTACTGAAAGAACTGCTCCCCGGCCTGAACGCTTTGTTTGGCTTGGAGTACAAAAAGTACGGCGAAGAACACAAAGAGATTTTCGAGACCGAAACCTCTGAGCGTTCTTTTGAAGAAGAAACCAAGTTGTCCGGCTTCAGCGCCGCACCTGTGAAGAACGAAGGTTCTGCACTGGCGTATGACAACGCACAAGAAGCATGGACTGCACGCTACGTGCACGAAACCATTGCGATGGGTTTCTCTCTGACCGAAGAAGCTATCGAAGACAACTTGTATGACTCGTTGTCCGCTCGATACACCAAAGCTCTGGCTCGCGCCATGGCTTACACCAAGCAGGTCAAAGCTGCTTCGATCCTGAACAACGCCTTCACTGGCGGCCCCACCTACGGTGACGGCCAAGTTCTGTGCTCGACAGCCCACCCTTTGGTGTCTGGTGGTACCAACAGCAACCGTCCTACTGTCGCTGCCGACCTGAACGAGACTTCCTTGGAAGCCGCCGTTATTCAGATCGCTGGTTGGACAGACGAACGTGGCCTGTTGATCGCTGCTCAGCCTAAGAAACTGATCGTGCCCCCAAGCCTGCAATTCGTTGCAACTCGTTTGTTGGAAACCGAACTCCGCGTCGGCACCAACGACAACGACATTAACGCACTGAAGAACAACAGTTCCATCCGCGAAGGCTACACTGTCAACCACTACTTGACAGACAGCAACGCTTGGTTCCTGATGACTGACGTGCCTAACGGCTTGAAGCACTTTGTCCGTAGCCCATTGCAAAATGGCATGGACGCTGACTTTGACACCGGCAACAGCCGTTACAAAGCCCGCGAGCGTTACAGCTTCGGTGTGTCCGACCCTCTGGGTATTTTCGGTTCCCCCGGCGCTTAAACCGCGTAAAGAAAAGCTCCTTCGGGGGCTTTTCTTTTTTGGTATTTGATGTATATTTGAGTCGTTCCGGGAATTCCGGTGCATCATATTGACCCGGCAAACGACGTACCGAATGATGCGCTGATCTTGTACGTAAGGAAAATTGAAATGGCAGTCTCTACCACCCAAAGTATTTGGCGTTCTGGCGGCGGTGATCAAACGCGCACCGCTTACTGTGGTTCCGGCATCATGGCCGCATCGTTCTATATTGCCGATGCAAGCCCCGCCACCGCAGGCACCAACGTCGCAGTGTCTTCTGCACTGAGCACTACCCCCCTCATTCTGCCTGTTGGCGCAGTGATCTTGTCTATCAGCATCAACGATGCCGGTACAGGTTCTTGCGACATTGGCGCTACTGGCTACGTCAGTGGCACAGCAGACAACAACTTCTTCGCGTCTGGTTTGGATGTGTCCGCTGTGGGCACTACAAGCGTTGGCTCCGTGGTTACGGGTGCTACGTTGACCGAAATGTCTTATGTGACTGTGACTGACAACACCAGCGGCGCTGGCACCGTTGCAGGCTACATCACCTACTTCGTTGTCGATCCATACACCGGTCAGCAGAACGTCTAATAGGAGCCCGACATGGGAATGCAAACCGATGTAATGGCCAAATCGCTGGCCGCATCGGGCTCTGTTTATGGTGGCCGCGCCCGTGTGCGCGGAGCCTTGATTGAGCCCGGTACGGGCGCAGGCAGCGTCGTCTTCAAAGATGGCGGCTCTGGCGGCACCACCCTATTCACCATCAACACAGTCGCTAACGGTGAGCCGTTCAGCGTGGTCATTCCAGCGCAAGGCGTTTTGTTTCAGACAGACGTTTACGCTGCGTTGACCGATGCCAAAGTGACGGTGTTCTATGGCTAAGAAGACTCCCTCCCTTGCTATCGGTCGTGGCGAAAAGCTGCCTGCTTCCAAGGGGGCGGGTTTGACTGCCAAAGGCCGTGCCAAGTACAACGCTGCAACGGGCAGCAACCTGAAGGCTCCTCAACCACAAGGCGGCAAGCGCAAGGACTCGTTCTGCGCACGCATGAGCGGTATGCCGGGGCCGATGAAAGACGAGAAGGGCAAGCCCACTCGTAAGGCTGCTTCACTTGCAAGATGGAAGTGCTGATATGGAACTGATGGTATGGAACGTGATTTTGTCTTTTGTGGCGGCTCTGATCCTGATGTGGGTCAAGGGCGTGCACGAAGAACTCAAGCGCGTTCAAATTTTGCTCAACAAAACTCGGGAAGAGATGCCCAAGGAGTACGTGACAAAGGCTGATGTCCACAACGACATGAACCGCGTCATCCAACGCCTTGATCGCCTCGATGCCAAACTCGATGAATTTATGAAGGAGCAACGCAGTGCCCTCGGTTAGCCCAGCGCAAAAACGCTTGATGGATGCAGCGGCTCACAACCCCGCGTTCGCCAAAAAAGTCGGTGTACCTACCAAGGTCGCCAAAGAGTTTAGTCAGGCCGATAAAGGCCGTAAATTTGCAAAAGGTGGTTCTATGAAACACGAAGATGTGAAGATGGACAAAGCCATGATGCAGAAGGCCGTGAACAAACACGAAGGCCGTTTGCACAAAGGCAAGCCCATGACCAAGTTGGCCAAGGGTGGCAGTGTCACTCGTGGCGACGGTTGTGTGGCCAAGGGTCATACCAAGGGCAAGATGATTGCCATGGCTGGCGGCGGTAAATGTTAAGGAGTCAACATGAAAAAACGCAAATTCAATGATGGCGGTATCTACACTGCTGGTATGGGGAAACCCCCACAAGACATCGACGGCGCTTCTGCACCTATGAAGAAGCCGATGCCTAAGCCGCCTATGGCCGCAAAGAAGCCCATGCCCAAGAAGCCCATGATGCCTGTGGCTCCCAAGCCCCGTGGCGCGGCTCCTGATGAGTCCGTGATGCCCGCCCCTGCTTTCAAGAAGGGCGGCTCTGTGGGTTCCGCTTCCAAGCGTGCTGACGGTATTGCCTCAAAGGGCAAGACCAAAGGCACCCAGATCAAAATGGC